TTGACCCGTGCGGCGACGGTGGCTGCACCCCGGCAGAGGAGCGAGCCAGCCATGCACGATGACGATATGACTTGGTGGCATCACCAAGACCAATTGATGCAAGAACTGGAAGAACAAGAACGCATAGAAGCCTGCAACAAGGCATTAGCAGAACTGAAGGAGCAAGAAGATGCAGAGTGAAACCATAGGCGCATTGGCCGCCGCGTTAAGCAAAGCCCAAGCCGACATCACGGGTGCGCTGAAAGACAGCAGCAACCCATTCTTTAAGTCCAAGTACGCTGACCTCGCGTCATGCTGGGACGCCTGCCGCAAGCAGCTTGCCGCTAACGGCTTGTCGGTGATCCAGACCACGCAGATGACTGAGCAAGGTTTGATGCTAGTCACGACGCTGGCTCACGCCTCGGGCGAGTGGATCGCAGGGCAGATGCCGGTATTGACCAAGGACGCCAGCCCGCAGGGGCAAGGCTCTGGCATCACTTATGCCCGCCGTTACGCATTAGCGGCCATTGTGGGGCTTGCACAGGTGGACGATGACGCAGAGGCAGCCCAAGGCCGTAAGCCCCTCACCGTTGATCCTAGGGGCGATCTGGGGCAGGACGTAGACCCGGCCAAACGGGATATCTTCGTTAACCAGTTTCGTGCTGCGTTTGACATGGATGCCGACGAGTACGACATCGCACTAGCTGTGCTGGCCGTCCATGAACTCGTCAACCCTGACCACGACCTTTACATCGCCGTAGCCAATGCCATGACGGCAAAGGAACGGTCTGCCATCAAGAAGTACATCCAAATGACCAAGGAGAAACACCGTGCCTGATTACGATCCGAATATGAAAGGCGTTCTGTTTAAAAATGACAAAAGCGGCAATCCTGCAAGGCCCGACTACCGTGGTTCAGCGGTGATTAACAACGTGGATTACAACCTGTCGGCTTGGATCAAGTCGAGCCAAAAGACGGGCGATAAGTACATGAGCATTAAGATTGAAGCCAAGGGTGAGGGCAAGCTGTCGCGTGGCGGTGAGCCGCAGCACCAGCCGACGAAAAAGCCCGAGATTAACGAGAAGAATTGGGACGATTTGGATACCCCGTTCTGATGAAGCGCTCACGCTACAACCCCTCCATTACGTTTGAGCAGTATTGCGAACTGCTTGCACGTAAGAAGGAGCATGATGGCCGGGTCATTTACAAAGACCTGTACACCAAATGGAACGTGAGGCAATCAACGCTTGCTACGGCGATCCGACGCGGCATCAAGCAATACGATTACAAAATCTGGAAGGCGCAAAGTGCGAATCTTTATCGGGTGGGATAGTCGGGAGGATGTCGCTTATCAGGTGTGCCGTAGGTCAATCCTGCGGCATACCTCGATCCCGGTAGACATCAAGCCTATCGTGCAATCAGAACTTCGGAGTCGTGGCTTGTATACGCGAGAGGCTGATCCGCTGTCGTCTACGGAGTTTTCCTTTACCCGGTTCTTGACGCCGTATCTCACCGGATACACCGGCTGGGCGGTATTTGTGGACTGCGATTTTCTTTTCCGGGGGGACGTTGCTGGACTGCTTGACTACGCCAACGGGGCAAAAGCCTGCTTTCTTGTAAAGCACGACTACCGGCCTACTGAAACCGTCAAGATGGACAACAAAGCGCAACATCTCTATCCACGAAAGAATTGGTCTAGCTTTATGTTTATCAACTGTGGGCATAAACAAGTCAAGAGCCTAACGCCCGAGGTTGTCAACACGCAGACGGGTATGTATCTGCACCGATTTCAATGGCTTACAGATGATGTTATTGGGGAATTACCGATAGCGTGGAACTACCTTGAAGGGTGGCATACGAAAGACGATTGCCCGAACCCCATAGCGGTGCATTTCACCCGTGGCGGCCCGTGGTTTGCCGATTGGACGGATGTGGAGTACGGAAAGGAGTGGATGCGTGAAGCGCATATTTCCTAACGGCACTCCGAAGTCAGCCATCGTCAACTCGGTTGCGGTCTTGGTGCGTCAACTTGACGAGTCCCGCGCATGGGTGGTGACCGTTGAGGAATTCCGTAGACCGCGCACCAACCAGCAAAACGCTTTCTTGTGGGGCGTGGTGTATCCGTGCGTTATAGAGGCTGGCAACCTTGAGGGGTGGACGCCTAACGACCTACACGAATACTTCCTCGGTGAGTGCTTTGGCTGGGAGACGCTGGAGGGGTTAGGCCGCAAGAAGGTCAAGCCGGTCAAGCGGTCATCCCGACTGAACAAACAAGAGTTTAGCGATTACCTAGAGTTTATTAGCGCCAAGTGCGCTGATATGGGCATTGTGATACCGGAACCAAATGAACCTACGGAATGAAGCAAAAGGGCGTGGATGCACGGTGCGTTTGCCGGACATCTGCAATCACAACAGCGAAACGACTGTGCTGGCGCATATACGCCTATCAGGGGTTAGCGGCATGGGCATGAAGGCAGACGATTTGCTTGGTGCGTGGGCGTGTAGCGCCTGCCACGACGCCATAGACCGCCGGTTCCGCACCGACCTTGACCGAGATTATGTGCGTCTAGCTCACCTTGAGGGCATGGTGCGAACCATCGCACAACTACGCAAGGAAGGTTTGATATGACGTTCCTAGTAGACACGCCTTACGTTACTGCTTACGTCCGTAACGAGTTCTTATTTGACGAGAAAAGCGGGCATGGAGAATTTACCCCCTGCACGGTCTTTGGTTTTCGAGCCGAGCCAGCCCGAGTGCCTATGTTCCAAGTCATGTTGGAGTGCGGCGCACAATGGGCGAGAGTCCCAATACACATGATCTGCTCTAAACCGTGCGACCCGCTGCCGTTAGAGGTATGCGTTTGGTGGGACAGCTTCAGCCGCCATTGCACGGTTCACGAATTCAGTTTCCTACGCAATCACGCCGTGGATTGCATGGGACGAGACAAGAAGATACGACACGGCAATTACCTGTTTACCGTCGATTGGTGCAACGGGGGATGGTCAGAAGTCCCCGATCAGCACAAAAACCACCACATCATCGTAGAGGAATCAGGACAATGGTTAGCGTATCCGAACAACCGATTACTGTGGAAAGATCCCAGCTGGATAAAGACAGAGATGCCCTTGCCGCGCTGGAACTCACCATCCAAGACGTATTCAGCCGAGTTTTCGGCACAAGCGACTACAAGCTCTTTCGTCCCGACAGCCCAGACACCAGTAAAGCCGCAGCACGATCAATAGACACCAGCCGATTAGAGCAAGTCGTCTATGAAACTATTAAGGGCTACGGTGCGGCAGGCTGTATTAGCGACGATGTTAGAGCCACCCATCCAACCCTTGCTTACAGCAGCGTTACGGCGCGGTTTAAGGCGCTGGCTGAAAAGGGATTGATACGGTACGACGGCAGCCGCAAAGGCGCTTCTGGACGCTCACAGCGCGTTATGGTGGCCGTATGAGATGGATTATTGACCTGTTCCGCAAGCTCAAGGCCAACCGTGACCGTGAATGGCGCTCTGTACCAGCCCCGAACTGGCGCTGCTGCCGTGGAGGGCGTGATATATGGTGAAAGACGATATAAGCCCACCGGGAGCGTGGAAGGAGGAGCTAGAGCGCATCCCTTGGGGGTATGGTCAGAAACAGGGCGACAGGCTCTCTAATGCGTTCGTAGCCATGAGGCGCATGGGGCTACACGAAGAAGCCACGCTGCTAGAGTTAGAGATTAAGACGTTGCGTAACGAGATTGAGTATTTGCTGAACCGTTGAGGGATCGTCTAACGGCAGGACACAGGGTTTTGATCCCTGTTATCTAGGTTCGAATCCTAGTCCCTCAGCCATCCCCCTCGGGCGGCCACTTAAACGAGCGGGTTTGCAAAAAATAGCGGCCTTCGCACTTGCAGACCCCTTTTAAGAAATCCTTTACCTCGGGGTGTGAGCAGTAATACCCCTCGCCGTTGGCTGGGCAGAAGAACACACACAACTGGCACGGGTCAAACCGCTGCCAATCTACCGACTGCGTAGCCATGTCAGGTATTCCGCGCCTTCCTCTGGCTGCCACCAGATTTTTATGAGATCTGGATGGTCATTAGGCAAATCAGGATTGATAGTCGTCAGCGCACAAGGTGAAAGCGTGTTGTCTGCAAATCCACGCTCTTTGGCATATCGGTCATAAATCTTGTACGACGCCACGCGAGCCGTGTGCATCGTTATGCCAGATATTGCATCTTTAAGGACGCTGTAGGCGCTGTGGTGCTTGTGGCCCGAGATATAAAGGTGATCCCGCGTTCCCATAATGGCGGCTTTCATGGGGCCATGGGCGGGGTTCCACACGCTTGACCCGCTGTGGTCATGCCGAGCGTTTATTCGCACTTCTGACCCGTTAGGGAACCGCAACGCAATGCGAGCTTCTGACCCTCGGTACAGCGAGTTGTTGTATTTAGCGATCCATTTAAGCGGGTCACCCGCGCCTGACCACAAGTCATGGTTTCCGGCAATCATGTAAAGCCACCGGCAGCGGTTTACAAACCACTCGGCCAACCGCCATGCCTGTGTTGCAGATGTCGCTTGCTCGCCGTAAAGCCTTGCTAAACGTCCGACCCAGTTGTTCGTGGTATCCCCCACCGAGCAGGCAAATAGCCCCTCTGTGGCGTTTACGAGGGCGGTGTGGCGTTCGATAGCCTCAATGTCGCAGCCATCGTCGTCAACGTGCGGGTCACCGAAGTGCAGCAGCCCAATTGGGCCGGATAGCTTGATGCGTATAGGGATAAGCTTGGATGCTTCTTCGTGTTCGCGCTTATGCAGGAACTTGCGCTTACGCTGCTCAATCAGTTCCTCAATGGGAACGTCGTCGTTGGGCAACGGGGTAAACTCAAAATCATCACGCGGCACATAAGTATTTTGCTGGTAGGTAGAGCCGGGGACGCTAATACCCTTGCCTTGCATATCCTGTATGCGATTCAGCAAGGTTCTGATGTTAATCCCGAGCTTTTGCGCTGCCGCCGACCTAACGCCTTTTGAATCTTGTAAGGCTTGCAATATCTGTTCGTCAGTTGCCTTTCTTGCGGTCACGTTTAGCCTTCCTCTTAACCGTGATGCCAAGTTCTTCTCGGCGTTTCGCGGTAACTTCTGGGGCTAACTCGGCTCTCCACTCCAAGTGTCCGTCAACAAGTCTGTACTCTTCTTTGTGCGTTAGCGCACAGTCGCAGCACTCGGTATAGGTATAGCCCTTCACCCTATACCAAGAGCCTTCGTTCATCTGCACAACGGGGATTTTCTTTGGCATATCAACCCCTCAAATACAATCTTTGCTCATCTCGCCTACGATTTACAAGTCCTTTCAATACCTTACCACCGGCTTTTGACCATTTCATGAACTCGTCAGCAGCAGCGTCAAACTCACCGCGGTTGTGCTTCATGCGAAGCCCAGACCTTTGAAGATTGCCCAAGCCCACGTTGAAAGCGAATGAAACGAGTGCGTCGAACCGGCCTTGATGATTAACAGCAGAAGAGCAAAGTCGGGCCACGCCGCGCTCAAACCGCGCAAGGTCTTGAGCAAGGATAGCGTCCACCTCGTCCATCGTGATGTTGCGATCCCAACCCTCGGGTATCGGTAAATCCCGTCGTTCCTCAAACGGCACCTTGGCGTGGCTAGGATCAATAACGTGGCCGACCCCGACCGTCCATAGCAGGGCCGGACACCGATAAGGGCGCATCCTTACGCCCTCGTGATGCTTTACAAGATTGATAAGTTCAGCGCTGACCTTCACTTTTTGCTGAAAGCCTGCGTACCAAACCAGAAAGCAATGATGCTGCTCAGAATCAGCATTTCGTCGTCAGAGAACACTTCAGCCATTGCAGCGGCAAACGGTACACCCGTGTTGTAGGCATACCAGACGCCTGCA